TAAGACGAGATGCGCAGGTCTTAGAAAATACCTTTAGTCGTAGTAATAAAGAAAACTTAGATAAAGAAGCACAAGCAATAGCTGAAGTTAATAGGGTAGTAGCAAGACGAGCAGATGCTGCTAGGTCTACACAAAGAGAACTTAATAGGGTATCTAAGGAAATAGAAAGAGATGAACAGGCTAAAGCGAAAGAAGAACAGGCTAAAATAGATGATGCAGCTAAAGCGCAAAAAGCTAAAGAGGATGCTATTGATAAAATAAGAGAAGAATATAGATTAAAAAGACAAGACAAGGAAGCACAAACTAATCTTCAAAAAGCAGAACTTGAAGAACAAAGAAAACTAGCTGAACTTGAAGCGTTAGGAGCAGAATTAGCGCAGCAGCAAGAAGTAAGGGACTATTACGCAGGTATTAAATTAGAGGCAGAGAAAAAAGATGCTGAAGCATCAAAAGTTATTGAAGAAAAAGCTTTACAAGATAAAATCGCTATTATACAAGCAGAACAATCTGCAAGAGAAGCTAACCTTCAAACTATTGCTAATGGTTTAAATGGTTTACAACAAGTATTTGCTGCTTTTGGAAAAGAAAGTAAAGCTTTAGCTATTGCAAGTATTGTAGTAGACCAAGTAGCTTCTATTTCTCGTATTGTATCTAGCACAGGTATAGCAAACGCTCAAGCATTAGCTATTTCACCTTTAACCTTTGGTCAGCCTTGGGTAACTATTAACACTATATCAGCTGCTGCTAGTATTGCAGGTAGTATAGCTAGTGCAGGAAAATCTATTGCTGCTTTAAAAGGAAATAAAAAAACACCATTAACAGGTGGCGCACTACCAAGTCCATCAGCAGGTGCAGGTGGTGGAGGTATTACTGCTGCTTCACAAGCACCACAGTTTAACATTGTCGGAGGAGGTGCAGAGAATCAGTTAGCAGGGTTATTAGCAGATCAAACACAGAAACCAGTTAAAGCTTATGTAGTAAGTAACGAAGTAACAACGGCACAAAGTTTAGACAGGAATATTGTTGAAAGTGCCACTTTAGGGTAAAATACAAAATTTAAATAAAATCGTTTTATAGATATGCGCATTATAGAATTAATTATAGACGAAGAACAAGAGAATGGCATTGATGCTATTTCTATTGTAGAGCATCCTGCTATTGAGGAAAACTTTATTGCTCTTAACCAAAAGAAAGAATATAAGTTTCAGGAAGTAGATAATGAGAAGCGTATCTTAATGGGTGCGTTACTTATTCCTAATAAGGCTATTTATCGTAAAGACAAAAACGATGAGTACTATATCTACTTTACTAAAAAGACCATTAGAAAGGCTTCAGAATTATTCCTACAAAAAGGAAACCAACACAATTCAACCTTTGAGCATTTATACAAAATAGAAGGACTTACTTTAGTTGAAAGTTGGATCGTAGAAGATAAGGAAAAAGACAAGTCTGCTTTATACGGAATGGATGTACCAGTTGGTACTTGGATGGGAAGCGTTAAGGTAGATAACGAAGAAGTATGGAATGACTACGTCAAGACTGGGGTAGTTAAAGGTTTTTCTATTGAAGGCTTCTTTGCTGAAAAAGAAAGGGAAGAAGAACTTAAGCAAGAAATAGAAGCAGGTCTTAAATTGTTAGAGATAAAACAGGCACTTATACGATATCAATTTGATACATATAACGATTACCCTAAAGCAGCAACAACTAATGCACAGAGGGCGTTAAAATGGGCAGAAAAGAACGGTTGGGGTAGTTGCGGTACGGCAGTAGGAAAACAAAGGGCAAATCAATTAGCTAAAGGCGAAAGAATTTCAAGGGAAACTATCGCAAGGATGGCAGGATTTAAAAGGCACGAACAAAATAAAAATACTCCATACGGAGAGGGTTGCGGAAAATTAATGTGGGATGCTTGGGGCGGTGATGAAGGTATTGCTTGGGCGCAAAAAAAACTAAAACAAATCGACAATGAGTAAGGCTTGTTATTGTAAAGACACTAATACTTATTCTATCGATTGTTGTGATGGTAGTTTATGGGCGCAGGGTATAGGTATTACAAGAGTATCTGTAACCACACAAAAAGACTATTTATTGCAAGAAGATAACTTTAAGATCCTTCAGGAGAATAACGACAAAATTATACTATAATGGCAGATTCTAAAATAAGTAATTTAAATGCGGTAACTACATTAGCTTCAAGCGATGTCGTGCCTATTGTAAATAATAGCGTAACTAAAAAAGCTACTGCTTCACAATTATCTTCTTATTCGCAATTAGGTTGGGCAAGATATGACGATAGTCAGTATACTTCCTCTAATAAACTTTCTTTAGTTGATGGTGTTCAAGTTACACTTCCTAATAACGCTAATACAATTACAAGAAGTCCAGAAGGATATGATTTCTTTAACGCAGTTACGCAAAAGATAACCGCAGAAAATGAAAATGATACTTATATGGTTACGGTTGTATTTAAGGCAAGTAGCTCTAATACTAACAATACCCATTTAGACTTTCAATTAGTAAACGGAGGTGTAACAGGGTACGAAAGAATCAATAAGTCTTTAAAATTTTATAAAGGAAATAACACAGAACAGAACTTTTACGAAGTTTTTCAGTTTTATGCAAATGCTGACTTTGTAGCGAATGGTGCTACTTTAAAAATAACCGCAGATGGTGGAACTGCAGAGGTGTGGGATATTATACTTTTTATCCAAAGAACACAAAGATACTTTTAAAAATGCAAAATTATTTTATCAATCGTTTAATTATTAAATAAGTATTTATGAAAACAACCGAAATGTTGAAGAAGATTCAAACAATTCTTAATACTCGTGTTGAACTTGAAGATCGCAAGTTAGATAATGGTACTGTTATTTCTGCTGATGAATTTGCAGAAGGGCAGCCAGTATTTATCGTTACTGAAGATGAGCGTATCCCTATGCCTATCGGTGAGTATATGATGGAAGATGGTTCAATGCTTGTAGTAGAAGAAGAAGGCGTTATTGGCGCAATCAAAGCACAAGAAGAAGAAGTTGAAGAGGTAGTAGAAGAAGAAGCTACTGTTGAAGAAGAAATGAGCGAAGTACAAGAGCCAAAGAAAGTGGTAGAAAGTACTGTCGTTGAAACACATTTTTCTGAAGAACAAAAAAGCGAACTTGTAGAAGCTATCCTTTCAAGTGTAAATCCTTTAATTGAGGAACTACAAAACAAGGTAAGTGAATTAGAAGCTAAACTTTCTATTGAAGTACAAGAGGAAGTTGTAGAAGAACCTAAACAGGAACTATCTAAAACTTTTAAGCACACACCTGAAGTAAAAAGCGAAAAGAAACAAATTAAGTTTTCGCAAAATCGTTCAATGACAACCTTTGATAGAGTATTATCAAAAATTTCAAATAAGTAATTAATTTAAACAAATAAAAAAATGGCAACAAGTGGAAGTGTAACTTCAATTACAACAACTTATGCAGGAGAATTTGCAGGTGATTATATCGCTGCTGCTCTTTTGTCTGGGAATACTATCGCTAACGGTGGTATTACTATTAAACCGAATGTTAAATATAAAGAAGTAGTTAAGAAACTTGCTTTAGATTCTATCGTAGCTAATGCAACTTGTGACTTTACAACTACTGAAGATGTGATCACTCTTACAGAGCGTATCTTACAACCAGAAGAATTCCAAGTGAATCTTGCTTTGTGTAAGAAAGATTTCCGTTCTGATTGGGAAGCAATGGAAATGGGTGTAGGTGCTTTTGACAACCTTCCTCCTTCTTTCTCTGATTACCTTATTTCTTATGTAGCTGCTAAAGTTGCAGAGAAAACAGAACAAACAATTTGGGGTGGTGTTAATGCAACCGCAGGTGAATTTGATGGATTCGTTACTTTAGCTACTGCTGATACTGATGTTATCGATGTAACTGGTACTACTGTTACTGCTGCTAACGTCATTGCTGAACTTGGAAAAGTTGTAGATGCTATTCCTTCTGCTCTTTACGGAAAAGAAGATCTTCACATCTATATCCCTCAAAATGTTGCTCGTGCTTATGTTCGTGCTTTAGGTGGATTTAGCGTTGCTGCTACTTCTAACAACGGTCTTGGTAATCAAGGAACAACTTGGTTTAACGGTCAAGATTTAACTTTTGATGGTGTTAAATTATTCGTAGCTAACGGACTTGCTTCAAACAAGATGATGGCTGCTGAAAAATCTAACCTATTCTTTGGAACTGGTCTACTTTCTGACCATAACGAAGTTAAATTGTTAGATATGGCTGACCTTGACGGATCGCAGAACGTTAGGCTAATTATGCGTTATACCGCAGGTGTTCAGTACGGAATTGGTTCTGATATCGTTCTTTACCAATCTTAATTAATTATTATTAATCTGTAGAAAGGGGTGGGCGCAACTGCCCACCCTTTTTTATTTAAAACATAAAACAAAATGGCGTGTACTTTAACAACTGGTCGTGAATTACCTTGTAAGGATTCAGTCGGTGGTATTAAAGCGGTTTATTTGGCTGATTTTGGCACTTTAGGTGCTTTAACAGTTGATGCAGGACAATTAACTGCAATCGCAGGAACACCAGACTTATTTAAATTCGATGTAAAGGGTAATTCAAGTCTTGAACAAGCAATAACAAGTAGTCGTGAAAACGGAACTACTTTTTATGAGCAAACCTTAAATCTTACTCTAACTAAATTAGACGTAGCAACACAACAAGAAATCGTAACTATTGCCAAAGCAAGACCACATATCTTTGTGCAAGACTACAACGATAACTATTTCTTAATTGGTGCTGCAAATGGTGCTGATGTTTCAGGTGGAACAATCGTAACTGGTGCTGCAATGGGTGACTTAAGCGGATTTACTTTAGTGTTCTCTGCTCAAGAAACGCTTCCTGCGTACTTTGTTACTTCAACTGTTGTAACTTCTAACGAAAGTGCTACTCAAATTGCACCGTAATTAGATTAAAAACAATCTAACTAAATTAAGCCATCTTTTATAGGTGGCTTTTTTTTTGTCCCTTACACAAAATTTAAAATTAAGTCGTTTTATAAGTATGAAGATTTTAACGACAAGCACTTCAGCGCAAACGCTTAAAATTATCCCCAGAGAATATCAATCTAATATAGATGTTATTTTAAGGGATAGCAGTACTAATGAATCAACGACTTATTCAGTTGCTACTTCTACAAGTGGTGATTATATGACTTTTGACTTAACTTTGTCGTTAGTAGAGAATAGATTTTACGATATGACTTGTAAGTTTGGTAGTGATGTGATTTACAAGGATAAGATTTTCTGCACAGATCAAGTAATAGCAAGTTATACGGTAAATAAAAATCAATACACTACCGAAAACACATATAATAACGATTATATCATATTATGAGTATAAAAATAGTTGAATTAGCATCTTATACTGCCCCAAAGATTTCTGAAAACAAGAAGGATGAATGGGTAAGCTATGGTGATGACAACAATTACTATCAGTATTTAATTGACCTTTATAATGCATCACCAACAAATAACGCTGCTATTAATGGAATCAGTCAAATGATATTTGGTAGAGGGTTAGATGCTACGGATTCAAACACCAAGTTGGAAGAATACGCAATGATGAAGTCTTTGTTTGCTGATGATTGCGTTAGAAAACTATCTTATGATCTAAAATTAATGGGGCAATGTGCTATGCAAGTAGTTTACGACAAGCCACATAAAAAAATTATAGAAGTTGCACACTTTCCAATCGAAACTTTAAGAACAGGAAAAGCAAACGAAGAAGGCGAAATAGATGCTTACTATTATTTTAACGATTGGACTAAAATAAAACCAAGTGATAAGCCTTTACGCTTTAGTGCTTTTGGTACTTCTAATGACGAAATAGAAATACTTTGCGTTAAACCATATAGAGCAGGATTTTATTACTATTCACCTGTGGACTATCAAGGAGGACTTCAATATGCAGAACTTGAAGAGGAGATAAGCAACTATCATTTAAACAATATTAAGAATGGTCTTGCACCTTCTATGCTTATTAATTTTTCAAATGGTGTTCCTGATGAAGAAACACAGGAGGTAATAGAAAGAAAGATTAAGCAGAAGTTTAGCGGTACAAGTAACGCAGGTAAGTTTATTCTTTCATTTTCTGATAATGTAGAATCACAAGCTAGTATAGAAACTGTTCAGCTATCGGATGCTCATAACCAGTATCAGTTTTTATCTGACGAGTCAATGCGTAAGATAATGGTAGCGCATAGGATTATTTCACCAATGTTATTAGGCATTAAAGATAACACAGGACTTGGAAATAATGCAGATGAGTTAAAGACTGCATCTATTTTGTTCGATAACACCGTTATTAAGCCGTTTCAAGAACTTTTACTAACTGCTTTCGATAAAGTACTATCTTTTAACAATGCTTCCTTAAATCTATATTTTAAGACCTTACAACCGCTTGAATTTGTAGACCTTGAAAACGCTTTAACAAAAGAACAAGTAGAAGAAGAAACAGGTCAAAAGTTAAGTTCAGATAAAGACACAGAAATAGCTAATGTCTTAATTGATATGGGTGAGGATTTAGGCGATGAATGGGAACTTATTGATGAAAGGGATGTAGACTATGAAACAGAAAAAGAACTTGACAAGGAAATAGAAAAACTAAATAATCCAAGCTTATTAAAAAAGGTTTGGAATTTTGTAAGTACAGGAACTGCAAGACCTTTAGCTAGTAGTGAACAAGATACAGAATTTGAAGGCGATTATTACAAGGTAAGATATAGATATAGCCCTTTAAGTGTTACGAGTAAATCAAGGGAATTTTGTAAAAAAATGGTTGAAGCTAATAAGATCTATCGTAAAGAGGATATTATAGCAATGGAAAATAAACCAGTTAATAAAGGATGGGGACTAGGAGGTGCAGATACTTATTCTATTTGGCTTTATAAAGGCGGTGGTGCTTGTCATCATAGATGGAGAAGGGAAACTTATAGGTTTAAAGGTAAGGCAGGAAAAACTGGTGATGTAACAAGTCCTAAAGCACAAAAAAGCAGTAGGATATTTGAGGACAATGATCCATTAGTATCTCAAAAACCTATTGATATGCCGAATCAAGGATTTGTAAATAGATAAGATATGGCTACTGCGTTATTTATAAAAAGAGAAGATTTAGTAAGAAATAGCATTTTAGATGGGAATGTCGATACTGATAAATTTATTCAGTTTATCAAGATCGCACAACAGATGCACATTCAAAACTATTTAGGTACTGACCTTTACAATAGAATTAGTGCCGATATTATAGCAGGAACTTTGTTAGGTAATTATTTAGATTTAGTTCAAGACTATATCCAGCCTATGCTTATTCATTTTGCTATGGTAGACTATTTACCTTTTGCAAGTTACGAATTACGAAATGGAGGGTTATTTAGACATAGAAGTGAAAACGCTGAAAATCCTACAAAAGAAGAAGTAGATTTTCTTACACAAAAACATAGAAACTTTGCTGACTTCTATACTAGAAGGTTTATAGATTATATGGATTTCAATCAGAATTTGTTTCCTGAATACAATACTAACACAAACGAAGATATGGATCCTGACAAGAACGCAAACTTTGTAGGATGGGTGTTGTAAAATATAAAGTAAAACCAATTAACTTAAAAAAATTGGCTGAATACTTAAAAAAGAAAAAAAATGGCTAACGAAATATATCATAGAACTTGGTGGGGAGAAACTTCAAGCACATATTGGGGTGATGTTTACTATGAGCCAAACATTACGAATGATATGTATGTAAGGGTAGGTTATTATGAGAATAGTAATGAAACTGATGAATTGTTAAACGCTTTAATCTGCTAATATGTTATTACAAAAAGCCAAAGTTATTACCACACCAACCGCCTATTCGGATGGTATTTTACATAGTGTTAAGCCAATAGAAGGGGATGCAGATTTCACATTTACAAGAAATTCATCAGCGACAAGAGTAGGAGAAGATGGTTATATTCAAGACGTACAAATCATAGGTGGAGAGTTAGTACAAAATGGTGACTTTGAGCAGATAGGTTCTGAACTTGTTACTAATGGTTCTTTTGATACGGATAGTGATTGGGTTAAATCTGGATGGGTTATAGAAAATGGCCAAGCATCAAATTCTTTAAGTGGTGCTGGACATAATTTGTATCAAAACAACGTAACATCAGTAGGAAAAATTTTTAAGGTTGTTATAAAAACAACAATAAGTGCTGGTAGTGTTAAGGTTATGTTGGGCGGAGGTACTGGTGGTTATAATGTAATAGGTGAAGCAACAACAAGCGGAACTTTTACTTATTATGGTATATCTAATGGTGTTGATAATAGACTTTTATTACAAACTGGTGTTGGAACTACAATAGGAAGCGTTTCAATCGACAATGTATCGGTAAAAGAAGTTGGTCAGAATTGG